CGTGCCGGACGTGACCGTGCGCCTGCTCTTCGGCGGCGATCGCAGCCTCGATCTCGTCGTCCTTGCCGATCGCGCCCATCATGTTCACGAGCGTGTCCACGTCGATCTGATCGGCGGGAGAGTTGTAGATCTCTTCCGCCTTCTCGTGCGCGATGCGCCGCTGTTCGTCTTCCTTCGCGTACAGGATCAGGCCGAACTGGTCGCCGAAGTTCCGCAGCGCCCGCTTGAGCGCGTCCGACTCGGCCTCCTTGCAGGCCAGCTCGTGCGTCGTGATCTGCGCCGACCACTGCTTCTCGAACGCGTCGCCGTAGCCGACACCCGAGACCGGGACGCAGCCGTCCACGGTGAGCCGGACGGTGCAGCGGTAGCCGGTGTACCAGCCCTGGTCGCCCTTCGCGTTCTTCATCGGCTGCGAGCCGATCAGCTCGTGCGCGACGACCTCGTAACCCCACCGGCCGAACCCGAAGATCCGGTTGGCGGTGCGGATCACGTCGTGCGTCGCGAGGTACGACAGGTTGCCGCTCCCCGGCTTCGACCGGATCCGCTGCGAGTCCAGGTCGGCGTCCAGCTGCGTCTTCACCTCGTCCGACACGCCGGCCGCGCGCGTCTCGCGCTCGAACCGGATGCCGGTCAGCGCCTCGATCGGCGCGTCTGTTGCTGTCTTCGTCATGCGTCTACCTCTCGTCCGTCGTGGGCGCCCGGTAGCCCGCCTTCGCGGCGTCGTCCCAGGTCAGCCCTGTTTCGTGTTCGAGCCGCCAGCCGCACGCCGAGCAGCGGTCGCCCGGAACGGCGGCGACCGAATACTCGAATCGGATGCAGCGGTGGTTCGTGCAGATCCCCCGCTCCATCGTCAGAACGGAATGTCGTCGTCGGCGCCCGAGAAGTCCTGCGAGTAGCCGCCAGTCGGGACGAACTGGTTGCTAGAGCCGCCGCCGTCGCTGTCGCGCGGCGTCAGGAAGTCGATCTCGAACGCGTTGATCTCGACCGACTGGCGGTTCGTGCCGTCCTGCGCCTGCCACTCGCGCCACGTCAACTTCCCTTGGACGCCGATCTTCTTGCCCTTGGTGAGCCACTGCGCGCAGTTCTCGGCCTTGCGGCCCCACGCCACGACGTCGAAGTAGTACGGCACGTCCACCCACTCGTCGCCGTCCTTCTTCCGGTCGTTCACAGCGATCCGCATCTGGCAGACCGACGTGCCGCCAGGCGTCTGCCGCAGCTCCGGGTCCCTCGTCAGGTTGCCGATCAGGGTGACGCTGTTCATGCCGCCACCTCATCGAGATGCCCGACGCCATCGAGCTCGGCGGTCTCGTCGTCGACCTCGATGAACGTCGGCTTGTCCTGCCGAATCGTGATCTCGGCGTACTTCGACGTCCCTACCGGGTCGATCTCGAGCAGGATGAACGAGCCGGTCCCGAACTTCTCGCCGAGATCCTGCGCCGACGGCGGCGCGTAGCTCCACCGCCCCTCGACGTCGCCGACGAACGCGAAGACGTCTGCCGTCTCCGACAGATCGTCGTCGTACTTGAGCACCTTCCACTTGGTCACGCTGCCACCTCAACTTCCTGCGCCTCTAGCGCCTCGTTGCGCAGCCGCCGATACCGGCGGAGCGCCTGTTCTGCCGACTGGTACGACTTGAACCCCCACCGCTGCCACTCGCGACGTGCGAGCGCCCGCGGCGTGATCTCCCCGCTGTCGAGCTCGGCGAGCGCCGACTCGATCTGCTCGTCGGTCATCTTCGGGGGATGACCGACCTTGCCCCGCGCGAGCCTCTCGATCGGAAGCTCGGGTGCCGTCTCGACGACGCGCAACTGCACGACGCCGCGCCGGTAGTTCGCGTCCGTCGCGACCGCCTCGCGGCCGTGTTCGCGCGCGAACGCGCGGCGGGCCTCCGACTCGGCGACCCAGCAGGTCCCATCGACGTCGCAGACCGAATCGCCGATCTCGACGCCGCCGTAGTGGCGCCGCCGGCCGACGTGCGGGCAGTCCTCGCCGCACGGGACGGCGTTCGTCAGCGTCCACGGAACCCTGGTGAGACCCCGCAGAATCCAGACGTCCTCGGCGGTGTAGCTGCCGTCGAACGCGCGCCGACGGGCGCCCTCGATTTGCTCACGTCCGCCGACTTCGCTACTGTGCGCGGTGCCTCTAGTGCTTGGGGTCGGGTGCTTGTCTACCTCGCGCCCGGCCCCTCGCCTAGTGTCCCCTCGCAGCTGGCCCAGGAGATCGTCGATCACGACGTCACCTCCGTCTGCTCGACGTACTGCCAGCCCGGGCCGAGAATCGACTCCGCCTCGGCGATCGCGTCTTCGCGTGACCCCTCCGCGTAGTACGTGTTTTCGGCGTCGTAGAAGACGATCCAAGCGGTGGCGGTCATGCCGCCTCCTTTTCGGGCGTCTCGATCTCGGTCTGTTCGATCTCGTCGAGCGACTCGGACGCGACGTCGGCGAGCAGGTCGTACAGATCCGCGTGGGCCTGATCCGACGCCAACCCGTCGCCGTTCAGCTTCTCGATCGGCCGATTCATGTCGTCACCGCGATCGGCGGCTGCCGGTAGACGTCGATGCCGTACCCGCGCCGCTCTGCGTCTTCGATGACGATCTCCAACAGGTCGCGGAAGTCGATCTCGTCGAGCTCCGGGATCCGCTGGTCGTCGGCGAAGAGGTGTTCGAGGGTGCTCATGCGGCGTCACCTCCCGTCTCCTGCCGCCCCCGACCGATGGGCACGACGTTCGACCCATCGTTCGGCACCACAAGCGCCAGCGTCTCTCTGGACGCGGTAGCGCGCGCTTCACGCACCGCATCGACGATCGCCTCGGCGACGGGACCCGCGATCTCCGCGTTCTCGCCATCGACGTCGACCGTGACGGTCGCGAGCTTCTCGATCGGCGCCTCGACGGTGCCGCGCTTCTCGCTCGCCGCGAGACAGCCGAGCGGCCCGTCGAACGTCAGGTCGCCGACCACGAACTCTTCCCACGGCTTCGCCGTCGCGCCCCGGTGGATCTCGACGTCCTCCGGCAGCAGCCCGAGCGAGTCGAGAATGTCGACCGCGCGCCGGTACTGCATCGACGACTCCCGCCCGCCGCCGTACGACACGACGTCTTCGGTGATCGGGAGCGCGTCAGCCGCCGCGAGCACGGCAAGTAGACCCGTCTTCTCCATGTCTCTCCTTCCTGCAACCGCCGCCCTTGTCGGGACGGCGGTTGCGCCTCTAGTGCTTGGGTTCGGGTGCTACGCGCGGACGAGCATCTCGAGCGCGCGGTCCTTCAACTTCGTGTCGTTCAGGATCCGGGTGAAGCGGGCCTCGGCAGCCTTGTCGTCGCCGCCGCGCGTGTTCGCCGCCACGGTGTGATCGAAATACTCGGTCACGGCGTTGTACGCGGCCCACGCCGTCCCCTTGACGTTCTGCAGGTTCGGGCTGTTGCGGTACAGACCCGCGATCGCGTCGCGCGCCTCCTGCTTGTTCCGGGCGGAGCGGTCCTTGTCGAGATTCGCGCCCGCCGGGTACGGCACGAGCCGCTGCAGGAACGAGCGGAACTGCGCGTCGGACAGCTTCTTGCCGATCAGCGCCGTGCCGACCTCCTGCACCGCCTGCCGCTCCGCGGCCACGATGTCGAGCACCTTCGACGCCTGCGCCATCTTGTCGGCGGCGGACGACGTGTGCCAGATCTTGATCTCGGAGCCGCCCTCGCCGCGGGCGATGTCGAACGTGTTCGAGCAGACGACCCGCTCCTTCACGACCTTGCCGAACAGCGAGCCGTGGCCGTGGAAGTAGTTGCCGCAGAGGAAGTAAAAGTCGACCAGCTCTTCGTCGAGCCCGCCGACCTTGATCCCCTCGGAGAACTTCGCCAGCAGCCACGCGACCTGGCCGCCCTTCAACGTGCCGGCCGTGTGGTACTTCGCGGTGCGGACGTCTGAGTCGCCCATCAGGTTGTCCACCCAATCGAACGCCTCGAAGTTCTGGACGACCTGATAGCTCTTCGTCAGGCCGTGGCCGAGCACCTGGCCGTCCTCGCGGATCGTCGCGTAGGAGCCGGTGTCGATCTTCTCGCCCTGCGCGGTGAACGCGTAGAGCGGCGTCAGTTCGACGTGCATCCCCAGCTGCGGCACGTTCTCGATGACCTCAGCCGCGGTCAGGACGTCCTCTTCGACGACGGTGCCAAGCCCGTGCCATGCAGCCTTGTTGCCGCCGAATACGCCGTTCTCGAACTCTGCGGGCATCTTGTCTACCTCCGTTCGTCCGTGGCGCTCGCCACGCGGGTGTCGAGGGATGCGATCGGGGCGGTGACGTCGAGGTGCCAGCGGGAGTCGAAGCAGGCGGCGCACTCGGGCGCCGTGTTCGGCTCGCCGCAGGTCTGGCACGACTCGATGTCGATGATCGCCGGGTTCGTCGTTTCCCTCATGTCGAGACGACTCTAGGAAGGGCCGCTCGTCGGCGTCAAGGGTGCTGGATGGAAAAAAGTCGCTATTTGCAGACTTTTTGCGGCCCGATCCTGTTGGGAAGCGCGTTTGCCGGGTTGCATCGCCACCCGATCGAGTGGGGTTTCGGCCCCTCGACGGGTGGGCATCCACCCCGTTAGTTGCACATCGCGACGGGACAGTCTGTTACATTCCCTGTCAGACGTCGCCACGCAGGGCGACACGCAGTCACGAAATCCACGACGGGGAACGGGGAGAAGTTAGGGGGTAGCACTGATGGGCCGCTTCGATCAGCCGACCACCCGGCCGTTCAACGAGGCGCTCGCCGAACTACTGCGCGAGCACGACTACACGACGCAGACGGGCAACGTCAACTGGCACAGCTTCGCCCGCGAACTCGAAGGCATCCATTACGAGACACTGCGGAAGGTGCTCGCCGGCCAGCGGTCGGTGACCCGTCACGTCATGGAAGAGGTCGCGCGGGTCCTAAGAATCCGGCCGGAATACTTCGTCGAGTGGCGGGCGCTCGACGCGGCCGAACTGTTCGACGTCAACTCGGTCGGCTTCGAACAGGTGCTCTCGAACCTGGACGCCTGGTCGAAGAATCAGGCGCAGTCTCGAGCGGCGCCGAAGCGGCAAGGGCGACGGCGGACGGCGTAAAGCCGTCGCCCTTGCAGCTTCTCTCAGTGCGGCGAGGTCAGGCTGAGCCGCGGAACATGGTGGCGCAGCACACCGAACATCGGGACGTGCGGCAGGTCGACGATGTAGATCGCGGCGTTGAGCGCCAGCAGTACCACGGCCACCCACAGCAGCTGAGTCGGCGAGATCAGACGGCCGGTCGGCACGAATCCCCGCCACGGCATCTTGCGTGTCTGCTCCTGCCATGTGTCGAGCGCCGAGCTATACGCGCGTCTTGCGGGATGCACGTCGGAGACGCCGCGAACGGCGCGACCCAGGAGGCGCATGGTCGTACGGGACATGATCAGCGTCAGAAGACAGCGGAAGGCTGTGTCCTCGGGAACGGGAACGTGCGAAGCAGTCGCCGGGATCGGCTCGTCGCTGATCACGTCCTCGGTCGTGATCGCGGCCATCAGCGGTTCGTGCATCTGCGGTCAAACCCCCTAGACTTGGCGCCTTTTGTCAGCGCGTTGAACGACGGGTCAATGTATATCAGACCGGCTGGCGGAACCTACAACAAATTCGCCGGATCCTCAGCCAACTTGGTCGTACCTGCTACAACCCATAACGCATGAGGCGGCAGAGTAGCGCCGAGACGCCGAGGCGGTGCGTCGGCTATGTAAGGATTTCCGCCCTGATGGGGCGCGAGCAGGGCGCCGACCTGCTCTCCGACGAGATCCAGCGCGAGAAGATCGAGGCGTGGGCCAAGTATCGCGACCTGCGCATCGTCGGCTGGTACGTCGACCTCGACGTCAGCGGCCGCAAAGGCGTGAAGCGGCCCGAGTTCGAGCGGATGATGGCCGACGCCGCCGCCGGGAAGTTCGAGACGATCGCCGTCTATCGGCTCACCCGGTTCGCCCGCTCCGTCCAGAACGCCGCCACCGCGGTCGACGAGCTCGAGCAGCACGGCGTCACCCTCGTCTCCGTCACCGAGGACATCGACACCGGCACCGTCGCCGGGAACCTGCTCCGCAACATTCTCTTCGCCCTGGCCGAGTTCGAGTCGGAGCGGATCAGCGAAGAGTGGAAGAACGTCCACGCGAATCGCCGCCGGCGCGGGATCGCGCACGTCGCACGGCCGATGCTCGGCTACCGGATCGACAAGGCGGAGATCGCCGGGATCGAGGACGCGGAGGCGGCAGCGGTCCGGCTGATGTACGACGAGCGGCTCCGCGGCGCCGGGTACGGGCAGATCCGCGGCGCGCTGTGGCGGCAGGGGCACCGGCCGAAGCAGGGCGGCACCTTCTTCGCGCTGTCGTCGATCCGCGACGTCCTCCACAACCCGCTCTACGGCGGACTGGTCCGGCTCGCCGACGGCGAACTGGTCGAGGCCGTCCACGAGGCGATCGTGCCGCGCGAGAAGTGGGAGG